CGGTAAACTTACTGAATCACTTCAAGTTAGATTTAAACTATTATTTAATTCAGCTTCAGAGGGTGCAAAAGCATTTGCTGAGTTAAATACATTTGCTGGAAAGGTTCCTTTCTCACTAGAAGCTATTGCTGCTGCATCTGGTAACTTAGCCGTTATTTCTAAAGATGCAAATGAATTAGCTAAAGTATTAGCATTAACAGGTAACGTTGCTGCAGCTACAGGTTTAGATTTTAGACAAACTGCTGAACAAATTCAAAGAGCATTTGCTGGTGGTATAGCTGCCGCTGATGTATTCAGAGAAAGAGGTGTTAGAGCAATGTTAGGTTTTGAAGCTGGTGTAACCGTATCAGTTGAAGAAACTAGAAAAAGATTTTTTGAAGTATTTGGTAATGGTGGACAATTTTCTACAGCCACTAAAGAATTTGAACAAACTTTAGAAGCACAGGTTTCATTTGTTGAAGATGCTTATTTCAGATTTAGACAAGCAGCTGCAAAACCTTTATTTGCTGGTGTAAAGAAACAAGTAATGGATTTAGTAGGTAACTTTAAACAAAATGATGCTGCATTAAAACAATTAGCAAATACTGTTGGTAATAAAATGGCAGCAGCGTTTCAAAGTATTCAAGATACAATTGTTTTTGTAGCTAAAAATATTACCCTTTTAACTGATGCATTTAAAATATTTATTGGATTAAAAATTGCTACATTTGTTGCAGGTATTGTTGCACAATTTATTTTATTAGCAGGAGCAATTAGGGGTGCTACATTTACTTTAGCTGCTTTAAATCTTGCCTTAAGAGCTAATATAGTTGGTATTGTTATTACTGCGGTACAATTAGCAGTTGTAGCATTTATTGCATTTAATGATGAAGTAATGGCTCTTGTAAATACAGTTAAAAATTTTTTAATAGTTACATTAAAGAAAGCTGAATTAGCTACACTTAGTTTTATTTCTAAACTAACAATATTTCCAGAAACTTCTAAAACAGCTGCAGAAGCTGCAATGAAATTAAGACAAGAACTTGAATTAATAAGATTAAACGCTAATGAAGTTGTTGATTCATTTGCAAAATTAACTGTAAAACAAAAAGAACTTTTTAGTGGTACTAGAAGAAGACCTAGAGCCGAAAGAGATCAATCTTCTAGACCAAATTCTGATGCAGCCGCTATAGCAGCAAAAGCATTAAAAGTAAGACAAGCAGAATTAGCTTCTATAAATGAACGGATTATGTTCACAAATAAAAGAATGATTATTGATCAAGCTAAAGCTAATGGTTTATTACTAGATTATAGACAACTTTTAGAAAGAGCTGGTATTGAAGCAACATTAATATCTAATACAATAAGTACATCTTGGATAGAAGGATTAAGAGCAGGTAATTCATTATTAGAAGTTACTAAAAGTATGTTTAGAAATTTATTACAAACTATAACTGAAACTATTTTTAAAAAAGGTGTTGAGTTAGCAGTTGAAAAATTATTTCAAATATTTGCTCAAAAAAAAGTTGGTTTAGAAAAACAAGTTACTCAAGAAAAACAAAAACAATTAGCATTACAAATAGCTATTATGGCTGCCGGTGGTGGTGGTGGTGGTTTTAAATTCTTTGGAATGTCTAAAGGTGGAGTTGTACCAGGTGGTGCACCTTATACTGATCGGGTTCCAACAATGTTAACACCAGGTGAAGTTGTTATACCAAGGGGTGGTAATGGTAGTGGATCATCAGTAAGTAATACTACAATAAATATAAGTGGTAATGTTGATCAAAGAGCAATAGACCAAATTAGAAATGTTATATCATCAAGTCCAACTCATGTAGGTGGAGCTAATAAAAATTTTACTAGAGATACTGCTGGTATAAGAAATAGAGGAAGATAATGTCAAAAATATTTGAATATACTAATAATATATCGTTAAATAGATCTGCCAGAATCAGAAGATCTATATCTAATTCAGGTTATGCTAGACAAGAAAGAGGTAGTCCAACATTTTATTCTATGCAAGTAGATTTACCATTATTAACTAAGGTACAATATGATGAAGTTGAATCTGAATTATTAGGTTTAATAGATGGTATTGATTTTAAAACTACTAGTATACCATCAACAATTAATTTAACTTTTGCTAATGGAACTATAGCTGCACAAGCTGGTTTAACAATTACAGTTGTTAATGCAAATACAAGTGGGGTTAATGTACAATTAGCTAATGTAACTACATCAAGTTTTGTTAAAGCTGGTGATTTTATACAGTTTAGTTCAGGTACAAAAGTATATCAAATTAAAGAAAATGCTAATGCAACAGCTGGTAATGTATTAACTTTTAAATTAATGACTGGTGCAATTAATCCTATTGTTAGTGGTAATACTTTTATTTATGGTAATGGTGTACAATTTAAAATGTTATTAAATGGAAGACCAAGTATATCAGTTATACCTGGTCCAGGTTATAATTATTATTCTTATGATAGTTTTAATTTTCAGGAGATATTATAATGAGAACAATTGATGCCGTAACACTGGCTGAAGTACAAAGCACTAAAACTTATCCTATTCAATTAATTAAATTTCAAGTTACCTCAAATAATGCTGATAGTTTATTTTTAAATACAGGTTACACAAGTATTACATATAATAGTGATACATATATACCTGGTTCAAATGTAGTAAGCTTATCTGCTGTTGATGAAACTAGGGATGTAAAAACTAATGCAATAACTATAAAATTAAATGGTATACCTAATACAATTATAGCTGCTTTAGAAAATGTAAATGCTATTGGTGGAATAGTTACAATATTTCAAGCTTTTTGGAATGAAGAAACTGGTCAAATACAAGGTCAAGTTTATCAAAAATGGCAAGGTATAATTAATTCACATGCAGTTGATGAGGAAAATAGTGAAACTGGTGATGTAAATATAAGTGTAGAATGTAAAAATATAGTAGGTGCAATATTAAATACTAAATCAGGTAGGTTTACATCTGATAGTTCATTTAATGAATATACAACTAATGATAAATCTATGGAATTTGTTGCCGCAATGGTTGATTTTAATCCAAGATTTGGTGCAGAAGATTAATAAGAAGGAGAATAAAATATAATGATAAGAATTGGAGAATACAAAGACGTTGAACAAGGTGTAAAATTACTTGAACAACACAGAATGGAATTTGATTTTGGTCAATTTAAAAAAGACAATACAGAGTATTATACAGGTTTAATGGAAGCAATAGCTAAAGATAAAACTGCAGTAATATCAGAAAATGAAAATGGTATAATTGATGGTGTATTATTAGGAATGAAAATACCTAATTTATTAAATCCACAATTATGTCAATTACATATTTTATTAACTTGGGTTCACCCTAATAAAAGGGGATCCTCTGTATTTTATAGGATGAATAAAATGTTAGAAAAAGAAATTAAAAATCATAAAGAAGTTAAGGATATAATTTTTTATTCTATTCCAGAAACTAATATTAATTTTAATAAGTTGAATTATAAAGAATTTCAATTAATGTACAAAAAGGAAATTTAACTATGGCAGCAGCCGCACCTATTATTGCAGCAGTAATGGCACCAACCATACAGGGAATGGTACTTCGATTTGCATTGTCAGTAGCAGTTTCATATATTACAAACAAATTATTTGCTCCAGATGTACCTGCCGGTCCAGGTGCAGCAGATCCAGCTCCAGATCCAGGAGTTAGACAAAGAATAGCTTCTAATCCTAATAATAAATTACCTGTTCTTTATGGACAAAATAAAATATTTGGTTCAATTACATTTGCTGATATTACATCTGATAATCAAACAATGGCGTTTATTGTTAGATTATGTGAAGGACCTATTCAAACTATTGGTCAAGTATGGTGGGACAATTTTAAATTAACTTTAGATAGTAATGGTAATGTAACAAATGCAACTGATGGTGAAGGAAATACTGATGATTTTTTAAATGGAAATTTAACAGTTAAAAAATTTAAAGCTGGTGGTAGATGTTCTCCTATGGAATCATTTTCTACTAAATGGAATACAAATGCAGTAAATAGAACAATGCCCAATGTTGCATATTTATATGTAGAATTAAAATATAATAGAGATGAATCTGTAACTGGTTTAACACCTAAATTAGGTGCAGAAGTTGAAGGTAAATTAATTAGAACATTTAGTGGATCTACTTTATCTAGTGGTACTTCATATTCAAA